AAGGCGTACGAAAAGAAGAAGAAGTACGACAAGGAGTACCACTCCACCGAGGAGCGGAAGAAGTATCGTGCGTTTTTGAATAAGAAGAACCGTCAGGCAGGTAAGTACGGCAACGGAGATGGTCTAGACTACGACCACGAAGAGAAGCGATTTATTTCTGCTGTCCGTAACAGAACAAAGAAATGAAAGCTAAGAAGAAACAAACACACGTAATGGTGCCAGCACCTGAAGGCCACCACTGGATGCTGGAGAAAGGTCGTTACTACCTGATGCCAGACAAGGACGGTAAGTTTACTCCCCACGCCGGGGCTTCGAAGGAGGCAAAATTCCGGCTATACCCCTCCCATCAAGCTTAGCACGCTCAATAATCTTCTTACCAAGCGGGGTATCCTCGTGGCCTTTTAGCTTACGTCCCAATACCTTTGTTGGTATACCCTCTGCCCTATCTTTTATTTCTGTATTAACAGCCCTGTAGTCATACTCTAGGTCTACCTTCGTCTGACCAGTAGTGATTGCTATCCACTCTTCAACCAGTCTTCTGCCTTCTTGCGTTAGAGCGTAACGTTTGCGGTAGTTCCACCTGTTCTCCTCCCTGAACCACATAGACGTATCCTTGTGGATGTCGATGTCGTCCTTGGAGAAGTAGTCAAACAGAAAACCTTTCTTGCGGAGTTTAACAGTTAACCAGTCCTTGGTTTGATTGTAGGATTTGGACAGCTGTTTAGCCATCCACTCTATAGTGAAGAACTCCAGATCGTATGCAAACAGAAGAAACTCTATCTGGATTGGGATCATCCCATACTTTGCCTTGACGTATTTATTAGCGTGCCACGTATACTTGTACGTGGGAGCACTACGATCGTCTCGGTAGGCGAAGTCCCTGAACTTCAGGTCTACCTTTTTCTTGAACTTTTTAGCCAATGAAGTAAATTGTATCTTTGTAGCAAAAGTACAGAATATGGCAACACTTAGTGGACAGAAGGTTAAAGATGCGTTTGCTTCGCTGTTGAAGTTAACGACAAACACCGCCACAACTACACTTAAGAATGTTGAGTCTGGAGATGGAGTTGCTACTGCTCTTCAAATTGCAACTACAAAGGTTGGAATCAATGGAGTCCTTGAGTTTCCTACCGTTCCAGCCACTGGAAGCACGGAGACATCAGCACTGCTTCTTAACGCATCAAACCAAGTAATAAAGCGTACGCTTAATGCCGCAGCGTTTTCTGGTGGTGCTGTAACAACAGCAACGCTACCGCTGGCCATCACAAGCTCTACTGTTCGCCTTGACAACCCTTCATCTATCTCCGACATTGGCGCAGTAGCTAACGGAGACCGATTCCTTATCTGGGACGTGTCTACGTCTTCTTGGCGTCGTATTGACTACTCTGTGCTTAAGGCACTGATCAATCCCGGAGGTTACCAGTCGGCACCAGAGTTGGTTGCAAGAACTACTGCAATAATTCCGTTGACATCAACAGCTCAGTATCTTGAGTTTGAGCCAGTAGGGACAACAGCAGTAGACTCAAATCAGGTTGGTGATGCTGCTACATTCTACCAGCTTTCAACCACATATGGTGGGAACAATGACTCCATCACCTTCTTAAAGGATGGTGGCATATATCAGATTACACTTTGTGCTCCAGTGGTAACAAGTGGGGGCGCGGGATGTGTTATCCAGTTTAAGTTTTCCGTAAATGGAACTAATGTAAACACTAGCGACACCACTCTTGGAACTGGAACAGACCACTTCATTACTCAATCGACTTTTGCTAACCTTAACGCTGGAGACATTATAGCCGTTACAGCTATAGAAACAGGAAGTGGAACCGTAGAGGTAGAACAGGGGGCTATCCTTCACGTTCGCAAGCTCTAATGGAAAAAGCTGATGCACGAGTAGAGTTGTTCATTTTTGCAAGGAACAGCTTCGAGGATATTATGGAGAAAGCTCAAGAGCTTGGACTATACGATGACTTTATGATGATTGCTGCTATGGGAGTTGTTGTAGACGAAAAGGATGGAAAGAATGTGGTTGAGTCTATCTCTACAATTGACGTAGACAACACAGAGGAGATGAACTCCCTTTTAATGCATCTAGCCACATCATATCAGGAGATGGATGACGACGATGATTCCGATCCATCCGATCCAGATTATTGGCTAAATTTGAAGTAAATTAAATGAAATGGAACTTATTCGTAAAATTATTGCGGGCAATGACCCGCTAAAGGCTCTAGCCTACTATGTAGGACAGAAGGCTGGCGATGGTGAAATCCACGCCATTATGCTTGACGGGCAGTACCTAGTGCGTCACGGAGAGCGCAGGTATATGGTATACCTCATCAAGAACAACAGCATTATGTTGTGGAAGACCATTGAGGGTATGCCAACAATTGTAGAGTACGACTGCAACTTCTAGTTGTAACTGACTTACAACTTTTATTTTAATTTATATGAAACCATTGTACCACATTCTTGTACATATCCCATCGGCTGTAAACGACACCATCAAAGTAGGTGATGCTGAAATCTATGTTGACACCAAGTTCAACGAGTTCCAGTATCGTACGATGAAGGCAAAAGTTGTTGGGATTCCAGCTAAGTTTGAATCTCAGGTAGAGGTTGGAGACTACGTGTTCCACCACCACCACGTAGCTCTGAACGACAACCAAATCGTTGACCCAATCGAGAAGATCTACCGCGTCAACTACGACCCGTTTGGTGGTCAAGGCAATCAAGCGTATCTAATCGAAAAGCCGGACGGAACACTGTTGGCTGTTGCGGACTGGGTGTTCCTAGAGCCTGTTGACGAGGAGCCGGAACTTAAGAGCGACATCCTAGAGCTTGTAAGCTTCAAGGAGCCGGAGAAGCGTTGGGGACGTATTGTGTACGGAAGCCAGTGGATAGAGTCAGAGGGCTTGGCTGTTGGTGACGTTGTTCACTTCGCTAAGGACGCAGACTACGAGATGGACATCAACGGACGCAAGCTGTGGCGTATGCAAATCTACCACCTGCTATGCGTAAAGCAGTAAGCAAGTTTACCACTGTTGATGCTGCACGTAACCTCATCTCAGCGATGGAGGCAGCAATTCAGAATATGACCGAGGAGATACGCAAGCCTGTTGATCCAGACCTTACTGGCTCTGCTCGTAAGGCGGAGCTGCAGGCCATCAAGGACACAGCCTTGGCGTGCAAGGAACTAATTGTGGAGCGACAGAAGCTGGAACAGCTGGTTGGGGACCTCGAGGAGTCTGGCGGCTTTGAGGAGGAGAAAGACTTCAAGGGAGGATTCGCAGAACGTAACGCTCGTAGGTGATGTCTGGACTGAAGATGATAGACGGCGAAGAGGTGATCAACATCTGTCCCAATGGGTCGGATGGTCCCATCATTGAGATTGAGTCGCTAAGCATCCAGCTGCCAGAGCCAACGAATGTTCTATTCCAAAGTTTACCAGTAGTGAACCAAAAGTGGCAAAGATTTGAATTGCCACGAGAGCTAGCCCAGATTAAGTCTATGGACGACTGGTACGAATCACCACGAGAGTTCCAGCAGAAGTGGAGTCCCTACATCGAGGAGGAGTTCCGCCGTAGACGTGAGGGTGTGTGGTTTATGAATAACGGTGTTCAAACATACATTACTGGACACCACTATATGTTCCTCCAGTGGAGCAAGATTGACATCGGATACCCGGGATACCTAGACTTCCAAAGAAAGCTGTTCACCCACTTCGCTGCGTGTGAGGCAGACCCACGCTGTATGGGGCAGATCTACACCAAGTGTCGACGCTCTGGCTACACCAATATGAGTGCTGCCACGCTGGTGGACGAAGGCACGCAGGTAAAGGAAAAGCTGTTGGGTATTATGAGCAAGACAGGTACGGACGCTCAAGAAGCTGTGTTCGGATCTAAGATTGTACCCATCTACAAAGGATACCCGTTCTTCTTTACAGCCATTCAAGACGGAACCACTAACCCACGTATGGAGCTTGCGTTCCGTGAACCTGCCAAGCGTATCACCAAGAAGAACAAAACCTCACAGCGAGGAGAGGCGCTTGATACGATCATCAACTGGAAGAACACAACCAACAACGCATACGACGGAAGCAAGACCCATATGTTGTTCCTTGACGAGGCTGGTAAATGGCTGAATCCTAACGACATACGTGAAGTGTGGCGAATCCACAGGACTTGTTTGCTAGTTGGACGTAGGGTTATCGGTAAGGCGATGGTAGGCTCTACTGTGAATCCACTCGACAAGGGTGGGCGTGAGTTCCGAGATCTGTACTACGACTCAGACCCTAACGACCGAAACGACAACGGACGTACCAAGAGCGGATTGTACAAGATATTTATCCCGGCATACGACGCACTAGAGGGATTCTTTGACCAGTACGGATTGCCTATCGTTGACGACCCAGAGCAGCCAGTGATGACTGAGGATGGTACGTTTACCACAATTGGAGCACGTACATTCTTGAAGAACGAGAGAAAGGGACAGCAGAACAACAGCTACGAGCTGAACGAAATTATACGTCAGTTCCCGTGTACTGAAGACGAAGCATTCCGTGACTCTACCAAGTCTTCGCTTTTCAACATACAGAAGATATACGAGCAGATTCAGCACAACGAAGAGCTATTCCCGAATCCAGTAATCATTGGAA